GTGGTGGCCGACCTACGTGCACGTGACGACGGGAGGCGTGAGGCGCGCCGTGTGGACGCGCTGCGCCTCCTCGCCAACCTCGAACGAGACCTCCTCGGCGTGTCGAACACGCGCCGCGTAGACCTCGCCCGCATCGCTGACCTCGCCGACGAACTCGGAGCCATGTGATGGGCTCCCGCTATCTCACCGACCTCGCTGACGTGTGCCGCGCCGCCGGCCTCGCCGTGATCGAGGTGGACGGATGGCAGACACGTGCACGCGGGTCGGGCGGCTACGACTCGGGCCAGCCCGGACACGTCATCGTGCACCACACCGCCAGCGGACCGGGCTCGGATGGATGGCCGGACGTGAACTACTGCTGCTACGGGGATGAGGACGCGCCGATCGGCAACCTCTACCTGTCACGTGACGGGACCGTGTACGTCATGGCCGGAGGAGCGTCGAACACGAACGGCTCCGGTCACGACCCGTGCGGCATCGTCCCCGACGACGGCATGAACAGCCGCTCGGTCGCCGTGGAGGCGGGCAACGGTGGCACGGGTGAACCATGGCCGAGCGCGCAGCAGGACGCCTACGTGCGACTGTGCGCCGCGCTGCTCGCCGCCTACGGCATCCCGGTGGGCCAGCTCCACGCGCACTTCGAGTGGACCACCAGGAAGGTCGACCCAGCCGGCGAGAGCGCCTACGCCGCGGGCGGCGCGATGTGGAACATGGACGCCTTCAGAGGTGACGTGTTCACCGCTGGTCTGCCACCGGAGCCCACGCCCGAGCCCATCCCGCCACCCACCACCGAGGAGGAGCACATGTACCTCGCCCGCCTATCCGATGGCTCCACCGTGGTCGTCGGGTCCACCGTCCGACCCGTGTCCGTGGAGGAGGTGACCGGCCCCTACTGCGACCTGGAGACGCTCACCCCGGACCCGTCCTCGTTCTGGCACGCCTGGCTACGCGCCGGCGCCGACGAGTACACGTCCCGCCTCGGCATGTGATGCTTGCCGCCACCGACTGGTCGAGCCTCACCCACGCCGGCGCGTTCGTCGTGGGCGCCGTGGCAGGCTCAGTCGCCACGATCCGTGTGATGCGCCACGTTCTCGGCTACGTGCGGAAGGACAGCGACAGCGCCTAGCGGAGCCCCTCGATGGTGGCGAGGAACGAGGCGGTCGCTGAGCGCCATGCGAACACGGCGGGGAGCACCTCCACGGGGAGGAGCCCGGATGGCTCAGCGAGCTGCTGCACCACGCCGAGCACGATCCCGTCCAGATCATCCAGCCCGAGCGGTGGGAGGTGCGCCGGCGCCACGGCGGGGAGAGCGAGCGCACGTGACACCACCGCGGGCGCCACGCCATCCACCTCGTCGTAGAGCGTGGGACGTGGCTGGCCCACGAGCGCCGGGTGGAGCGCCTTCACGTGGGTCGAGAAGTTGTTCAGGGTGATGTCCTTGCCACACGTGCGGCACCTCACGTACCGCTGCGAGCGCGTGCGTGGCGTGGTGCGTGGGCGCGTCATGACGCCTCACGCTGCGACCGCACGGCGCGTAGGTGGCGCACGTGCTGGAGGTGCTCAGCGAACAACATGCGGCGGTAGTCCTGCCGGGTGGGCGCGGCGTCCTCCTCGGCCCACTTGTAGCCGTCGGGCGCCTCGTAGCGCCTCCCGAGTAGCTCCCCGGTGGAGCGCGTCACGTAGTCCATGCGGAGCATCGTGCAGCGGACGCACCGGAGCCACCATGGGTCGCCGTACGGCGCCGGTCTCTCCGCTGGCACCTCCTCCCAGGCGTGGCCGAGTGTGCGGCACATCACGTAGTCGCTAGCGGTGGGTCCGGATCGTGGCATGGGTGTCAACCTCGTGTGTTGGTGTGAAACGGGTGTGAGTGCAGAGCTTCACCCGCGCGGCGTCCTCCCACGTAGAGCGGGGTCGCCAGCGGGTGGAAAGGTCGCACACCCAGGGATTATGGCATGGGGGATTAGCCGCCATTCACCCCACTGGACTGGGAATAATCCCCCATGAGGTGGGTTACGCTGCGCGTATGGCAACACACACACACACCACCAAGGCGCCGGCCAAGCCCGCCGCCACCACCACGCGCTCCCGCAAGGCGAGCGCCTCTACCGCTGCCCTAGCGCAGCGCATCAAGAAGGCGGCCGCCGAGGACGTGGCCGAGGTGATCGAGCTGAAGGTCACGAACCGGAAGGCGTCCACCACCAAGGCGACGCCACGCACCCGCAAGGCCAAGGCGGCGCCGGCGCCCACGCCCACGCCGATCCTGGCCGACAACGATGGGCCCGCGACGCCCACCGGCTACGTGGTGCGCTGGCCGCACGGCGGGTACGACCTCCTCCGGTCCGATGGCACCACCGAGGGGCCGGCATGGCTGGTCCGGTGCAACGTCCACGGCGCCACCACCGAGGCGGCGAACACGAAGTCGGGCGACCAGCTCGGCCGGAAGGCCGACCGCGCGACGTGGTGCGCCGGCTGCAAGAAGGCGGCGAAGTGATGGTCGGTCCACGCCACCACCCATCCAACGAGAGCCCCACGCCCCGCGTGGGGCTCTCCCCCGTCGTGGGCGCCTTCATGGCGTCGGACGGCGCGGCCATGCTCTACGTGCTCGATGACGGGCGCGCCGTGCGCGCCGGCGCCACGGGCTCGCTCCTCCTCACCGGAGTCGGTGGGACGTTCGTCCGCATGCTCACCGAGGAGGAGGCGCTACGCGCTGACACCGAGGCCGCCTACGTGTTCCACGTCGAGGACGACGAGGACGAGTCATGAGCGCCACCATCGAGACCGTCTACACCGGCCAGGACGCCGTGACGTTCCGGGAGCTACTCCGGGTGAGCCACGACGACTCCGGGCGTGAACGTTCCAACGTGGAGCAGCACGCCGACCACGTGGAGGCGCTGGCGCGGCAGCCACGGTGGCGCCTCTCCGACCGGCCCGCCTACTCCGAGGTGGGCTCCGCATCGGAGTACCGCACCGGTGCTCCACGTGTGGACTTCCCGCAGCTCCTCGCCGACATCGCCGGCGACACCTTCGGGGCCGATGTCCTCCTCATGTGGGAGGCGTCACGTGGCTCCCGTCGTGTGGACGAGTGGCTCGCGCTCATCACCCTGTGCGCCTCACGTGGCGTCCTCATCTGTGCGTGGTCGAAGGGGATGCGGTTCTACGACCCGGCCGAACCGGAGGATCGCGCTGCGCTCCTCCGGGACGCCATCGATGCCGAGCTGGAAGCGGCGAAGACGAGCAAGCGTGTGAGGAGAGCCATGGCACGGAACGCGGCAGAGGGTCGGCCCCATGGGGGACGGCGCGCCTACGGGTACGAGCGGGATGGCTCTACGGTCGTCCCCGAGGAGGCCGAGGTGATCCGGTGGTGCGCGCAGCGCATCCTCGCCGGCGACTCACCACGGGCCGTAGCCAAGGCTCTCAACGAGCGCCACGTCCTCTCGGCGTCCGGGAAGGCGTGGCACCCCGGCCCGCTGCGGAACATGCTCGCTGGCACCCGGATCGCTGGCATCCGCACCCACCACGGGAACGTGACGAAGCGCGGCGGATGGCCCGCCATCGTGGATGAGCCCACGCACCGCCGCCTCGTCGCCACGCTCGCCGCACGTTCCGTCGTGGGTGACCGGGGCCGCACCACGTGGGAGCTGACCGGGCTCCTCCGATGCGGGAGGTGCGGGTGCATCCTCCTCGGCAACACCGACGCCGGCGCCACCTCCACGCGGCGTTACGTGTGCCGGAAGGGGCCGGGCCGGCCAGCGAAGGCGTGTGGACGCCTCACCATCAAGGCCGAGCCGGTGGAGGAGCTACTCGGCCGCGCCGTCGTCAGGCGCCTCGGTGACGTGCAGGCGCGCCGTGCCGCTGTCCCCACCGAGTCGGACGTGGAGGAGCGCCGCGAGCTGGAGGCGATCGCGGCGCGGCGCGTGGAGGTGTCCGAGGACTACGCCGCGGGCGTCATCACGCGCGCCGACAAGAACGAGGACGTGGCCGCGCTGCGCCGGCGCGAGGAGGAGGTGGAGGCGCGGCTCGCGGCGAAGGTCCGGGACGTGTCGCCCCTCGCATTCATCATCGAGGAGGGGCTCGAAGGCGCCTCATGGGAGGACACGCCGGTGGCGAAGCGTCGCATGGTGCTGAAGGCGCTCATCGAGCACGTGGTGATCGGCCCGGCCACCACCAAGGGCTCGACACGCTTCGAGGCGTCACGGGTCACCGAGGGGATCGTGTGGCGCGCCTAGCCTCTCGGTAGAGCCACACGTCTCGCCGCCCACCTCCATCGTGCCCGCGTGGAGGTGGGCGGTTCCGCGTCTGTCCACAGGTCCGATGTGGATGAACTGTGGACGAGTGCACACGCAACGGGCGAACCGATGTCCCCGTTGTACCCCTTGCGACACACAGGCGGTCGGTGATCGGATGACACGTGGCAGCACACACCTCCGGCCTGGACCCCGCTGGATGACCGTCGTGCGGTGGGCACCTACAACAGCGTGGGGAACCGGAGGAGGGGACCGCATGTCCGAGGAGAGCACGACCCGTAGAGCGCCACACGCTCACACGGTTGATGAGGACGCCGTGGCAGCCGCCGTGGCGGCCGCAGTACGGCAGGGCTTCCCACCCATGGTGAACGACCCCGCCGTCCTCCGAGCGGTCGAAGAGGCCGTTCGATGAGCCGGGGCCGACTCGACGTGGAGCGCGACGCCTCCCACCAGATCATCGGTGGAGCTCGGCAGCTCGGATGGCGCGCCGTCGCGGCGAAGGCGCCCGACACCTCCGGGTTCGCTGCGCTCGTGCTCATCCATCCGCAGGTGCCCGGCGCCCGATGGGTCGAGGTGGTGGCCGACTCCACAGCCGGCGAGACACGTGACACCGTGGAGGCGTGGCGCCACGACCTCGTACGCGCCGGCGCCATCCACACGATCGTGCGGGTGCCATCCGGGATCGACACGCTCCTCGCTGACCTCCGGGAAGTCACCACCACCCGGATCGCCTCATGATCGTCGCCATCGGATGGGCGGTGCTGGCCGCCACAGCCGTCTGGGGCGTCTGGTGGGGACTCTGCCTATGGCGTGACCGCCCACCCATCGTGCGAGGCGAGGACGGTCGCTGGCGCGCCGCTCCACGCCCGCGCAACGGCTACGGACCGAGACGATGACGCAGGCCACGGTGGTGGCGCCCGGATGGACGTGCGTCGGGGACATCACCGCCATCGCCCCGTCGTGGGTGGCCGCGCTCGGTGAGCTGGAGGACATCACCCGCTCGAGGTCGGCCGACGCCGGCACCTACACGTACCGGTACGCCGATCTGGCCGACGCCACCTCACACGCCCGCGCCATCCTCGCCCGCCACGACCTCGCCGTGTTCCAGGTGCCCACCATCGAGGCCGGGGACGTGGTGGTCCGCACGACGGTGATGCACACGTCCGGCGCTCATCTCGTGTTCGACCCGTTCCGGCTACCCGCTGGCAAGTCGGCGCAGCAGGCCGGGAGCGGCGCCACCTACGCGCGCCGGTACAGCCTCATGGCGCAGCTCGGGCTCGCCACTGAGGACAACGACGGCGCCACCGCCGGCGAGCGTCCACCACCTCCACCGCCCCCGCTGTCCGAGTCGAACGTGGCCCGGTTCGTGGCCGCCTGCAACGAGGCGAACCTCACGGTCGAGGAGCGCGGCGACGTGGTGGAGGAGGCGACCGGAGGACGCACCCGCAACCCGGCCGAGGCGTGGGTCACCGAGGTGGACGCGCTGCGCCACGCTCTCGCAGCGCGGCGGGATGGTACTCCCGGGGTGTCACAGTCCGACCAGGAGGACGCCACCTGGGTGGAGCAGGCACGCGAGGAGGCGCCCGATGGATGAGCCCGAGCCCGCCGAGGTCGTCGTCACGCCGACCGCTGACATCATCGACATCGAAGGTCTGCGCCGCCTGCTCGCTGGCATCTCGGACCCAGACCGGCGCCGGCGCATCGCCACCGCATGGGTGCAGATGCACCGACCGGAGGAGTGATGCCTGCTCATGGTCCGTGGGCGCCCATCGCGCTCGACTACTTCCGCAACCCGAAGGCGCTGGCGGCTGGGCTCCACGGGCGTGCGCTCCACCTCGCATCCATCCTGTACGCCGCCGATCAGCGAACCGATGGGCACATCCCACCGGCCGCCGTGTCGGTGGTGCTCCGGGACGCCGGCGTGTCCCCTCGCACCGTGGAGTACGTGACACGTGCCGGCCTGTGGTTGCCGAACGGTGATGGTGGGTGGGTGGTGCATGACTACCTGGAGCACAACGACAGCCGAGAGGTGATCGAGGCGAACATGGAGCGGCGCCGCGCCGGCGAGCGTGAGCGCAAGCGGCGACAGCGTGAGCGAGAACGAGAGGAGTCACGGTGATGTCACGGTGTGACAGCGAGGGGTCCGTCACGCGTCTGTCCGCGCGTACAGACACAGACACACCAACAGACGCACACGCACCTCCTCGCGTGACTTCATCGGAGCACCGACACTCTCATCTCGCGCGACTGTGCGCCGCCATGGTCGTGGACTACGAAGCCGGGACGCACCACACGTGCGGACTCCCGAAGCGTCACCGGTTCGGCCACCGGTGCGCCTTCTGCCCGGAGGTCTGGACGTGACCGACGACGAGTGCGCCCGTGTGGTCAACCTCCTCATCTCGACGTGGCCGACCGGTGTGCGCGGGTACGTGTGGACCGATGCGCTCGGCTCGCTGCGCTACGACATGGCGCTCGCCACCTACCGGACGCTCAGGGACAGCGAGCGCACGTGCACGGTCGCTCACTTCCAGCACGCCTACCGCCAGCGCGTGGACGCCGCACGGCGCAGCGCACAGGCACAGCCCGAGCTGCCCATCCACGAGGAGGCGCTCGCCCCTGACCACCCACGCGCCATGCGCGCCTTCGAGCGCGGGCTCATCCAGGGCAAGGCCGAGCGTGCACGGGAGGTGGCGCAGATCGAGGAGCGTGAGCGCCTGGCCGCGCTGGCACGTGAGGAGCGCCTCGCTCGGAAGGTGGCGACGTGAGCTGGACCGAGCCCACCCTGTTCGACCCACGCCCCGGCATCGTCGGCGCCACCCATCCGGACACGTCCCACGCTGCCGCCGTCCAGGTGATGCCACGCACCGGCACCCAGAGGAGGCGCGTGCTGGACTACATCGCAGCGTGTGGTGACCATGGCGCCACCGACCTGGAGCTACAGCACGCACTCGGCCTCGGTGGGAACAGTGAGCGACCCCGCCGTGTGGAGCTGGTCACCGCCGAGCTCATCGCTGACTCAGGACGCAGACGGCGCGGCCACATCGTGTGGGTCGGTGCACATGCACAGACGTGAGCCGACCGGCCCGAGGTTGACAACACACACCGGCCGGTCGGCTCGACCACGTCACCGTACCGCTCGGCGGTGGGCCCGTTTCTTCTCGGGCCAACTCCAGCCAAGGCTCACCCTTGGCTGTCTCTCTCTTCCCGGCGGCCGATCGAAACGATGACGGACCGATGACGGGCGAGGCCGCCCCATGACCGCCGTGGCTCGGTGGATGTGCCGCCGACTAGGACACCGCTGGGCGGGGCAGCCGGCGCTGGAGCACATCTGCACGACGGACTGGTGCTGGCGGTGCTGGGAGCACCGGACCGTGCACCTCACCGGGCCGTGGCCGCACACGTGCGACGAGGCGCCGGGGTGAGCGCCCGCTGCGAAGCGTGCGGTGGCGTGGTGTCGGCGCCCCGTGGCGTCCGCCTGGCCGACGCCGTGGAGGTGCACCGCCAGAGCTGCCCCGCCGTGGCGCGCATCCGGCCCCGGTGAGCGTCACGATGGTGGGCGTGACCAAGCCCGGCTCGCCGTACAACTCGCGGTACCGCCGGCAACGGGCCGCGCTCCTCGGGATGGCGCCCTGGTGCCACCACTGCCGCGAGCGGCGCGCCACCGAGGCAGACCACCAGCCGCCCCTGTCGTTGCACGTGCACCGAGATGGGTCGGGGTGCTGCCAGCTCGTCCCGTCGTGTAAGCCGTGCCGCCAGAAGCAGGCGGTCGCCATCCTCCGAGGCCAGATCAAGGTCGAGCCTCCACGGGCGTCTCGGCTGTGGTGACCACCGTGGAGGAGCCCGACCCGTGGGAGCGCGTGCCCGGTGAGCGCGCCGTGTCGTACGCCGCGTTCCGAGCGTTCCGTGACCTCGGACCCACCCGCCGCCTGGATCGTGTCCTCCCGTTCACCGAGGCGAGCTACGACACCGTGCGCCACTGGTCATCCCGGTGGGCGTGGTGGCGCCGCGCCGAGGCGTGGGACAGCGAGCAGTACCGGGAGGAGGACCGGGAGCGTCTCGAAGCGATCCGGGTCATGCACCAGAACCACCAGCGCGCCGGCCGGGCCGCCATGCGGAAGGGGCTGGAGGCGCTCCAGGAGCTACCGGCCTCCCACGTCCCCGCCGGCGCAGCGGCTCGGCTGTTGGAGCTGGGCGCCCGGCTGGAACGTCAGACGCTCATCCACTCGGTCGAGGAGCTGCAAGGCGTCGAGGAGGAGGACGCCGCGCGCGACGACCCATGGCAGCGGATCGCCGACGAGCTGATCGGCTCCGTGGATGGCGACGAGCGTCCGAGCCCCTGAGCCACGGTGGGGGACGCCGCGCCGGCGCGGGCGCCCGACACGTGGCGGACTCCTCTCCTCGGTGGCGCACCTCCTCGGGTGGGAGCTGTTCCCGTGGCAGCGCCGCACCGCCGATGTGGCGCTGGAGTACCACGAGGCCACACGTGTGCCGTACTACCGGACGGTCGGCGTCGCGGTCGCCCGGCAGAACGGCAAGACCACCCTGATCTGCGCCCGCATCGCGATGCAGCTCATCCTCCCGCGCTCCGTCGTCGCGTACACGGCGCAGGACCGTGGTCTCGCTGTCCTCAAGTGGTCCGAGCACGTCGACATCCTCATGGACACCCCGTTCGCTGAGCGCGTCGCGCGCATCGAGAGGCGCGGCCACGGCGAGACGCTCGTCATGCAGAACGGGGCGCGCTACATGCCGGTGACGCCTTCACGCAAGAAGGCCGGGCGCTCGATGTCCATCGACCTCGCCGTGATCGATGAGGCGCACGCCCACGAGACGATGGACGTGGTGTCGGCCATCCAGCCGGCCATGGCGGCGCGCCCGTACGGGCAGATCTGGCTCCTCTCGAACGCGGGTGACTTCCGGTCCGGCATGTGGCGCCACTACACCGACACCGGCCGGCTGCTCCTCGACGATCCCACGTCCACGATGTGCTGGACCGAGTACGCCGCCGACCCCGAGTCGGACGTGCTCGACCGGCGCGCATGGGCCGATGCGAACCCGACGCTCGACCTGCCCCATGGCGTCACCTCCGCAGCGCTCTCGGACGGCGCGCTCACCATGGACCCGGACACGTTCCGGCGTGAGCACCTGAACATGTGGGTGGACGTGTCCGCGCTCACCGGGATCGATCCGGTGACGTGGGCGGCCTGCCGCGCCGATGACGTGGTGCCCGGCACGACGGTGGCGCTCGGGCTCGACTTCACGCCCGAGCGTGACCGCGGCGCCCTGGTGGTGTGCGGGGACGTGGATGGGCGCACACCGGTCGAGATCGTGGAGGCCGGCTCCGACCTCGAGCGCCTCGTGACACGTGCGGCCGAGGTGGCGCAGCGGTGGAACGCGCTCGTCATCATCGACCGGGGCGGCCCGGCAGCGAGCGCCATCCCGGCCCTGGAGCGCGCCGGCGTGAGTGTGCGCCTCATCTCCCTGCCCGACTTCGTGCGGGCGTGTGGCGACTTCCACGATGCCGCTGTCCACGCCCGCCTGACGCACCGGGGCGACTACAGGCTCACCGACGCCGTGACCGGAGCCACGAAGCGTCCGGTGGGGGACGCCTGGCTATGGCGCCGGCGTGGAGGCGCCGACATCAGTCCGCTGATCGGCGCCACCTTGGCCCGGTGGGGGATCGTCACCACGCCCGAGCCCATCCCGCCGGCGATCTACGTGTGACGGTGGCTCACGGGAGAGCCATGGCGACCGGCCGTACTCGGACTCGTGGGTGGCGAGCCATGGCTCCCAGTCCTCCCGATCGGTGTACGTGGTGCGCTCGTAGTCCGGGTCGGGGATGAGCGGCTGGTCGCGCCATCGGCTGTAGTCCACGATGTGATGAGCGCGGCCGAACCGCCACTTGGGCGCCGCCACGTCCGGGTGCATCGTGCACAACATGGCCGACTTCGGCGCCGTCCCCTCCACGTCGTAGAACGCTTCGGTGTTGCCCCCGGCGTACTTCTGGGTCTGCACCTTCTCCTGCTGGAAGGCGAAGAACTGCACGGTTGCCCAGCCGGCCTTCAGCATGGTGAGCGAGAGGTCGGTGTCCTCGTTGTAGCGGCCCCGCCACCTCATCGGCAGCTCGGTGCGGATGAGGTTGCACGAGTAGATGCGCGTCCCGGTGATGAACGGCCGGTACTTCTGCTTGGACGGCGCGAACATCATGTACGCCGGCCCGGCCATGGCGACGTTGGTGTACCGCAGGACGAACTCCTCCATGGCGGCGAACATGGCGCCGTCACCGACCTGGATGCGCCGGTTGCGGTTCGACCGGTAGAACACGCGCACGTTGTCATCGATCACCCAGTGCCACGCCGCGCCTTCCTGCTGCGCCACGTGCCACGCGTAGTTGCGTGCCGGCCCTGGGCCGAGACTCTTCGAGCGTCCCAGAGAGTCGCACGTCTCGTAGTCGTCCTGAAAGGACGTGGGGAGCACGAGGAGGCGCTGCGCGCCCCATGCGGCCGCATAGGCATCGTGCTGCGACTCCTCCACGATGATGCGGTACGGCACGCCGAGCTGGTCGAGCACCTTCATCGTGAGCCCGCTGTCGGCACGTGACTTGGACGGGATGAACACGGGCCAGCGCGGGTTAGTCAGCATCGGCGGCCACCATGCGCGGCTTGCCTTCACCCGAGAAGCACCTCTGCTCGTCGTCCCACGCCTCCGGCCACCAGATCACCGAGCGGCGCGGCTTGCCGATCGCGGCGAAGAACGACGCCACGTCCTCCTCGGTGTGGATGTGCACCGACACGCGCATGTGTGCGGTCGGGAGGTTGTCCGAGCTGAACTCAGGCATGTCCACCCACTCGCCGGCGTGGTCAACCTTCCCGTAGGTGCCCATGGCGACGAGGCGCGCCAGCGCGGCCACGTCATCCTCGGCGTACCCGATGCCATCGAGCCCGACTTCGGCGTCGAGCTGCTGGAGGAGGTCGAGCAGCTCGGCATCGTCGTAGGTGCCGAGGTCGCTGGTCCGGTTGTCAGCGAGGAGGATGCGCCGCGCCTCCTGCGACTCGCTGTCCACACCGATGCGGACGATGGCGATCGTGTCCCACCCGAGCACCTGCGCAGCGCGCCACGTGTGGTTACCGGCGACGATCACGTCATCGGACGCAACCACGATCGGCCGGTACTGGTCGTTCACGCGTAGCGATTCGGCGATGACGCTCACGTCGCCACGGCGCGGGTTGCGTGGGTGAGGCGTGAGCGAGGCGAGTGGGACGTTCTCGACGTGTAGCTCCACGCCTCACGACCGTACCGGACCGTTGCACATGCACCGAGTAGCCTCGTGTCCCGATGCCAGGCCGCCTCGCTATGGCGCTGCGCTCGATCCGAGGGACCGTGCTCACCGCGACCGATGGGCGTGACGTGCTGCACAACTCCCCGGACGGGTGGGAGGTGGAGCAGCCATGGCTCTGGTACACCGGCCCGGCCAACGGAGGCCAGGGACCATGGGGCAACCCGATCCCGGGCGCCGAGGCGTGGCACCAGTACACGACGATCCCGGCCGTGGATCGCTGCACCGGGCTGGTGGTGGACTCGATCGCTGCGCTCCCATGGCACGTGTACCGCAACGACATCGAGCGCCTCACCACGCCCGAGTGGATCGCTGACCCGCAGGGGCTCCGGCTCGACGGGCGCCTCATCGACGTGACCGCCGTGGATGACATCCGCATGAGCCAAGTTGACTTCTGGGGGCAGTGGCTCCTCTCGGCGCTCTGGTTCGGTGACGGGTTCGTGTACGTGCCGAAGCGGAACGAGGATGGCTCACCGAAGCCGCCGGTCTGGGTGCTCCACCCGGCCGACGTGAAGATTCTCGACGGCGCCTACTGGGTGGAGGACTACCGGTTCGCGCCCGGCCAGATCATCCACCTGCGCGGCCGCCACCCGATCCGGGCGGGACGTGGCTCCGGTGCGCTCATGCGGTTCGGCGCCGAGCTCGGCATGGCGCTGTCGCTGCGCGACTACGCCGCGGGCGCCTTCCAGGCCGGCGTCCCAGCGGGCTACCTGAAGGTGTCCGCGCCGCAGCTCACCCAGGACCAGGCCGATGGACTGCGCGCCAAGTGGATGAGCCAGCACGGGCGGACCAAGGGCTCCATCGCCGTGCTGAACAGCACGACCGAGTTCCACCCGCTCACGTGGTCACCGGTGGACCTCGCCGCCGCCGACTTCGCCCGTATCTCACTCGGCCAGATCGCGCTCATCTTCGGGGTGCCGGCGTACATGCTCGGCGCGCCGTCCGACTCCTCCACGTACGCGAACGTCGAGTCACGGATGATCGAGCTGTACCAGCACACGCTCCTCCCGTGGATGCGTCGCATCGAGGCCGTGCTCGACGCGCAGCTCCCACGTGGCACCGAGCTACGGATCGAGATCGACGGGCTCCTCCGGGCCGACACCAAGACGCGCTACGAGACCTATGACATCGCGCTCCGCAACGGCATCCTCACGCTCGATGAGGTGCGCGCCCTGGAGTCGAGGGGACCGACCGAGACACCGGAGGTGGTGGCATGAGCGAGCTAGTCCGAGTGACGTTCCCGGCGATGGAGGTGCGCCTCGCCTCCACCTCGGAGCGCATCGTGGAGGGGATCGTCATCCCCTACGACGAGACGAGCAAGCTCACCGACAGCCCGGGCGGTGAGCGGTTCCTACGTGGCAGCGTCACGCGCACGGTGAAGGACCGGGGCGCCCGCATCAAGCTGTTCCGTGCCCACGACCACCGGGCCGCTGTCGGCCTCCCGCTGGCATGGGACGCGCTCCACGACGGTGGGTGCTGGGCACAGTTCCGGATCGGGCAGACGGCCGCCGGCGAGGACGTGCTGAACGAGATACGGGAGGGACTCCTCGACGCCTTCTCGATCGGCTTCGAGCCGGTCCGGGAGCGGCGCGGCGCCGACGGCGCACGTGAGGTCGTGGAGGCCAAGCTGCACGAGATCTCGCTCGTTCCGCTCGGTGCCTACGCCGGGGCGCGGGTGCTCGCCACACGTGCGCCGGCGCCGGCG